CCCGACTGCTCGAAGATATCCTTCAGCGCGTTAGCGGTGGTCAATGCGGTGTCGGCGGCGCTTTTCGCGCTGCTGGCGGCAGTCAGCGCAGTGGTCGCCGTGTCCTTGGCTTCTTTCGACGATGCGTCCGCGGCTGCGACAGCGCTTTTGATTTCTTCCAAGCCGTCCAGGGAAAAGCCGCCGCCACCGCCGCCGCCCACGTTCACAGATCCGTATGCCATGCTTTGCCGCTCCCTTCATGCTCTGTTTTCATAGGCTCACCCCCACGCCACCGGCAGGGCGGCCCAGGCCGAGCCGGTGTAGTATTTCGTCACGCCCGCATTTGTGTCAATCCACAGTAAATCGGTGTTTTCGGGCGCAGTGGTTCCGATTGAGAAAACCGCGCTGCCGCCAGAAACAGAAATAACGTTGTCTCTTATGGCAATACCGGGCCCGGCGGTCAGCTTGTTCTGCTTGCCATCAAGGGCCGCATTCATCCGATCCGCCAGGCCCACAAGATCTGTGCCCAGCTCCTTAATTTCCCTAATCAGGGCGTGCAGGCCGTTTTCTCTGAAAGCTCTCCATCCCATAGGGCCTTACCCCCTCTTTTTAGTCCTCCGCAAACAGGGCGATAATATCCGCCTCGGTAATCTCCTGGATGTCAGCGGTCCTGACATATCCAGCCAGCTTGGTGTCTGTGTCGGAGTTGGCCTGCGTGATGGCTGCTGCTTTGGCGGCATCCATGGCCTCAGTAGATGCATAGCCGGACAGGTCCACAAACCCGGCCAGCACATCGTACTTGTACTCCTCGCCGGATTTGACCACCACGACATTGGTACCGGCGGGGTGCTGCGCCCCGGAACCGTCCAAAAAACTGCTCGTGGTTGTAAACGCGTCGGTAACATTGACCACCAGGCCCAGATTCGCCTCCGTCAGCTCCGGCAGATCCGCAAAGGCAACGCTGCCGCCGGCCTTATAGGTGCTGGAGACCTTTGTGTTGATGGCGGCGGCAACCTGCTCCTCAGTCTGATACTTGGCATCGTTGGTCAGGGCTGAGACATTCGTGGGGAGGTCCTTTTTCCTGACGTACTTGGCCCGCAGCTGCTCGGTATAGGTTGTCATATTCTCCAGGGACATGGCCTGGAGCTCTTTCGCTGTCATTTCGCTCATAGTATTTCTCCTTCATAATAAAATAGTGTTGCCGGGGAGAGAGTGCCAGGGCGCACGGCATCCCGGCGGTACCGCGCGCCCTGCTGCTTACGTCCCGCTTTCAGGGGGATCAGTTTCGGGCGCGTCCGCCTGGAACAGCGCCAGGACTTCCGCCGTGCTGGCAAAGGTGATGTTGGCGCAGGCGGTCACCGCTTCCGCAATCTGCTGCTTGACCTCCGCCTTTGTAGCGATGAGCTTGCTGGCCTCCTCCAGGCTCTCCAGGGATACCGCCTTCTCAGCGCTGGTGATGGTGGTGTTGGTTTCTGCCATTTTGATGTACCTCGTTTCTTAAAATATTTATTCCAGGCTTGTCAGCCATTGGAACCGTTGAAAAGATTGACGACCGCGTCCTTTGGCGCGGTGTCCAGCTTCAGATTGCCCTCTTCGTCCACTGCCAGGCCGGAGCCGCGCTGGACCTTCACGCCGCCCAGGACGTACTCTGTGGCAGTGGGCAGGACGTAGCCGGAGCTTGTGTCCTGCTTGATGGAGCCGGTGATGCTTGCTGCGGCATTCAGCAGTGCGAGACTGGCCCGCATGGGGGCCTCCGGTATCCGCTTGGCAAATACCCGCAGAGCGCCGGGCAGGGTTTCGGCAATGGGGGACATGCCGGCGGATACGGCTGCCTCCAGAAACTCCGGCAGGATGGTCAGCAGCGGGACCATACTGGCTTCAATGAGCCCGTGGCGGATCTCCGTGCTGTAGGGGTGCGTTGCATCACCGCTGTCCACCCAGCCCTCCACCGGGATCTCAATATCCAGCCGCCCTGCCGCCGCCGAGCTGGCAAGATTGCTGCCTTGCGGCACGGTGTCCAGCAGCGCGAGGCTGATCTGGATCTCAGACGTTGGTGCGCTTTTGGTATAGAACCGCAGCAGTCCCGGCAGCGTCCGGCAGGCCGGGCACAGGCCGCAGGCTATGGCCGCGCTCAGACTCTGGGGCAGGATGGCCGCTATAGGGATCATATCCTCTGTAATTTCCGCGCTGGCGATGTCCAGATGCACGGGGTATGTCCCGCCGGTGTCCAGGTCCGCCGTCCAGCCGGAGGTCGGGATGGTCAGCGCACGCTTGGCCGCACCGATAGCATAACGGTCCAACAGATGAATCAGCTCTTTATGTGTCACCAAAGAATCCGGGTCAATAACGGCTTCCACGGTGTCCACATCCCCCACAGCGGCAATAATCTCAAACGTAGCGAGTTTCCCGACAATAGAGCTGGCAGGCCGAATCCACTCCGGCTCATTCTCCATGGACAGGTAGGTGTAGGGAACCTCCCCATCATCCGGGTCCTCCGCAAAGAGAACAATGTTGGTTAAATAAAAACCGTTCTCCACATCGTCACTCCTGATTTGGACTGTGACCTGACACTCACCGTCCACCGGGTTTGTGATGGAGGCGATTTTTGCGTCCATAACATAATCAGCGCAGCCGGTCATGGTTTTGGGCGTCAGGTTTTCCGGGACTATCCCTTTGCCGACCGCCGCTCGTGTGTACTTCATCTCACACCGTCCCGCAAGGACCTTCGCAATCAGGGCGACACCTGGCTGTGAGCCGTAGCTTCCGTCTTCAAATCTGGACATACCTGTTCCTCCTTCTAATCAATTCGCTTGGGTTTGATGCTGATCCGATAGAACACGCCTCTTGCACTGTTTCGGCGGTCTCTGAGCGGCCTTTTTATATCGGGCGGGACAGAATCCACCCATTTTGTGCAGGCCGCACCGTGAGCCATCAGTGAGGATTCTTGGTATGTTCTATCTCTGCTGGTGGGAGGCGGGGTGAAATCAGTTTGTTCAAACCCACCGAACCCGACGCCTACGCCCCCTGTGTGCTCTCGATCTTTGCCCACAGGAGCTGCGGTAATAAAAGCCCCGGTCGTTCCGCCGTATCCAACGTCGATAGCAAAGCGGTATGTGTGATATGTGCGGACATAAAGCCGCATTCCGACGCCCGCAGCTAGAATACGCTTGATGGACCAAGCAATTGGCTCAATCAATTCCTGTCGCTCCTGCGTCAGAAGCAGCCAGTCAACATAGAGGGCGATCTTCGCCGGGAGGACATCTTCAAATCCGATTTCCGTGTCTTCTACGCCCAGCAGGTCAGCGGCAGCCCGAATAACCGTATCAGTGTCACCGCCGGAGAGCTGGGACAAAATCTTGACTCGGATAGCAAGACGGTACAGAGCATCGTTCTCACTGAACCGCCGAACGCCCCAGTTGGCCCCGTATCGGTCCAGAACGGTGCCCTTAGCCCGCTCCAGGTCGTCCCATTGCTTGACAAGCTCCGCATTTTCCTGAACGATGTCGAGGCCCCAAGCGAACAGCGAGAACAACTTCCCGATGTTTGTCTCCACGGGACGCCCGTGCCGGTAATTGTCGTAGTCCTTCCGGCTGTAGGCGCTGGTCAGCGCATACAGCATCTCAGATAGATAGTTCCTCACTCCACGATCACCATGCTTTCATCGGTGACGGCCTTCTCTCTGGCGGCGATCTCGATGTTCTTCCAGCTAAAGTGTTCGCCATCAGAGCTGATTTGGAGGTCAAAATCAACCACTCCGGGAATCTTGAGGACAACCGTTGGCAGGGTCACATTGATAACGTCCTGGCCGATGTTCAGGCCGCCGCGAGTGTTCACTCCGATGTGCTGGATGATGGCCTGCTTGATGCGCTCAATGCCGTCCAGGGGGAACTTGCTGTCGGTCACAAGGTTGAACACCTTGACCCACACCCCTATGGGAGCGGGGCGGCTGAAATGAACATCGTAAATGCTGCCGGCGGCAGTGACAACCGGAACCGTCGTGTTGCCGAAGGTCTGGATGCCAGCAGCCTTCCGGCGGTAGATGGCCCGCGCTATGTCCTCGTCAAGACCGCCGTAGGCCACAACCTCGAAGGAATGGGGAGGCAGCCCGGTCTTGCTCTCGAAGTCTGTATCGTTTTCCTCTCCAGCAACTGCGATGACAGCTTCTACACTGCCTAAAACCTCCGCTATGATGGCGTCAATATTCACGCCGCCGGCGAAGTCCACGGACCTGTAGTACCGCTCCCGGAACTCATCATCGGTCTCCGTGTTCCTACCGCCCTCGAAGGCTCTCTCGTTTATCACAGATCTGATGCCGAGCTTTGGATTCGTGATATTCTTGATCGTCTCCTCTTCGATGTTCCCGTCTGGTCCGGCAACAGCGGCGGACGCAGGCAGTGTGACGCTGCCACCTGTAATCACGCCAGAACCGAGAGTGACGTACTGCAC